GAAGAATGAAAAAATCTGATCTTTACGAAACGCTAAATAAAATCGTTGAAGAAGGAAACGGATGGGATGCAATCCAAGGTTTAATATCTATAATGCACCAAAAGTGGGATAAAACCATGATAGAAGCGAGTGAGGTCAGATGGCAGAACAACACGGTGCGGAAGTTTGCAAGCTCGGACTTGACCAACAAGCGTAAAGTAGATGCCATAAATGATGTTCTCGGAGAGGATGGTGAAGCATGAAGGATGGATACCCATTTGAAACCATAGTGTTGGTAGATGAGCATGACGATGTGATTGATTCCACAGGCGAAGAAATAATACGGTGCAAAGATTGCAAATACTTTGAGTTAGATCACTTCGACATGATTTGTGATATGCCGCTTATTACAGCACATGAAATATGCACCAAATGGGGTGGTGGGTGCAAGACAAGTAAAGACGGATTTTGTTTCATGGCTGAAAGGAAAAACAATGATGGAGAACGTAGAGAAGGTGGTGAGGTATGACAAGGCTGATTAAGGGAAGGACGTTCTACAAAGAACCGTGGTACAACAGTTACCGTGCGATGCATAGCAGATGTTATAGAGAAAAAGACGCAAGTTATAAAAATTACGGTGGTCGTGGAATCAAGGTTTGTGACGAGTGGCACAATATTTCAAACTTTGAAAAATGGGTCAAAGAAAACCCATACTTTGAAGGAGCAACACTTGATAGGATTGATAGCAACGGTGATTATGAGCCTACTAACTGTAGATGGGCAACGATGTACGAACAAGATAACAACAGAAGAAACACTGTATATGTCGAGTGGAATGGAGAACGGCACACAATATCAGAGTGGGCAAAGATTACCGAATTAAACAGAAGCACGCTGAAAAATCGTTATTTCCGTGGCGATAGGGGCGATAGACTCTTTAGAAAAGTGAGGTGTTCATGATGCGTTTAGTGGATGCGGACACATTAAGCGAGAAGTTATGCGAAACAACAATTTTCATCAAAGATGGCGAGGTGTTCCAACGCATGATAAATGACGCACCAACCATAGACGCTGTTCCTGTAGTTAGATGCGAGGACTGCAAGCACAGATACGGCGATGAATGTCCTATGAGGCACATCGAGTGGGTCACATACGAAGATGATGGATTCATGGAGCGTGACGATATAGTGCATGACCACACAACGGACGATGGGTTCTGTAACTGTGGAGAAAGGGAAAGCGAATGAGAATCGGGCATTCAGATACGAATCTAAAGCCCTGTCCGTTCTGTGGTGGAGAAGCCTACTTGGAAGAGAACCACAGAGCGTTCATCAAGGGGAAATCAACCAAGGTGGCATACGTCAGATGCCGACAGTGTAATGCAAGGACGGAGAGGTTTGAGTTAGAGAAATTCGGACGCACAAGCCATTCGGCAGAAGCAGATAAGTTAGCGATGGAAGCGTGGAACAGGAGAGTGGGAAATGTATAAATATCACAAGATCGAAACGTTATATCAGAGAGACACCGAAGGTAGCAAGAGGCTGATACCTGGTCTGTTCCGTGACGAAACGGTGGAATCGCTAAAGGACATCACATGGCAATTCACCGAGAAGATTGACGGAACGAACATCGGCATCTATTGGGATGGACACAAAATCCACATTCAGGGCAGAACGGAAAGGGCACAGATCCCGACTTTCCTTCTCGACAGACTGAACGAACTGTTCGGCGGTGAGGAAAACGAGCAGATGTTTGAGCAGACGTTTGGCGAGAGCGAGGCGGTTCTGTTTGGCGAGGGCTACGGAGCGAAGATCCAGAAAGGCGGTTCGTACATTCCTGACCATGTAGACTTCATCCTGTTCGATGTCTATATGCCTGACGGTGACCTTTACCTCAAGCGAGATGCTGTCGAGGACATCGCAAGGACGTTCGGCATCGACACAGTTCCCATCGTCCTTGAGGGAACCTTGGCAGACGGAGAAGCCTTTGTCAAAGGGCATCCGAAATCGACTATCGGAACGGCAGACATGGAAGGGGTAGTCGGCAGACCAAAGGTGGAATTGAAAGACCGCCGTGGTGAGAGAGTTATCGTCAAGATCAAATGGAAGGACTTCAAATGAACACAAGATACAACGTGGGTGACATCGTAAAGGTAGAGTTTCTTGTAGAGGAAATCAACGTGACAAAAGACGGTGTACTCTTTCTCTGTGCAAAATACGACATAAAAACGAGAAAACGCTATGGAATAGTTGTTCCAGAGAGCGAGTTAGATAGCCGTGATTACGTTCCTGTCGAGGTCTATGAGGAAGAGGTCAACAAACTAAAGGACGAGATCAACAGGCTTCGCATGATTATCGCAAATGCACCATAAGGGGGTAGGAATGTACGACTTTGATACAGTATCGCTTATCTTCGGTATCTGCTGCGGTGTAGTGCCGACCGTCATCATCATGACGATTGCGAACATGGCAGATGCCAAGAGGTGGAAACGAAAGGACGAGGAATGAACGTACCATACGACAAAGCAATAAAAATCGTGGACAAGTACGGTGTGACGAATCAGAAGTACAAGGCAGCCGAGGAACTGTCAGAACTCATGACACTTGTTCTACAGGATGCAAACTGCAAGGGCAAGGTGGGCACAGAACACATCACCGAGGAGATAGCAGATGTATATGTGATGCTTAAACAGCTTGAAGCGATCTACTTCCTCGATGACAGGGACTTACAACCATTCGTGGATTTCAAAATGGAGAGAGCGTTAAAGGAGAACAGAAGTGTCAGGTGGGAAGAAGAAGCAATACGTCAAGCGAACATACACCGAGGGTGAGTATGTCAGGGCGGTCAGAAACGCAGTAGACGAGGCAACAAAGAAGCTATTGCTCATGTACACCACAGCGGTGGCAGAGCGGTTCGGTGCAAGCGAGGAAGACCTGGTTGGTCTTCTCGACGATATGCAACGCTATCAGAGCTATGAGCAGATGGGTCTTGTGCCTTTGGAAAAGTACAGTAAGGTGTTAGAGAAACACGGCATCGACCTACGGTTGAGCCGTTGGTAAGGCGGTGATAGTTTGACAATAAACTCAAGACAGAAGGGTGCTCGTTTCGAGCGGACACTCTCGCAGATGCTCCGTGACGAGGGATTTGACGCAAGGCGAGGACAGCAATTCAGTGGAATCAATGGAGATGCGGATGTAGTCGGATGTCCGTTTCTCCACATCGAAGCGAAAAACGTCCAGAAGTTAAATCTCCGTGACGCTATGGCACAGTCAGAACGTGACGCAAGGGAAGACGAGATTCCTGTGGTCATGCACAAGAAAGACAGGATGCCAGTGTTGGTCACGTTAGGCTTTGAGGACTTCATGAGGTTCTACAAGGCATGGTTGAAAGGATGGGAAGAATGATTTGCCCATGGTTAAAGAAGACAGTAGAGTACAGAACAGGGAGCCAAGACAATGCTCCAATGACAAGGTATGAGACTTTCTGCGAATGTCATAGAGAAGAGTGCCCATGGTATCAACCAATGTTCAATGATGGCTCACTGATTATAGAGGAGCGGTGCAGACGAGCAATAACAGAATATGTAGGTGCGAAAAATGGCTACGATAAAGGATAAGGATCTCCGCAATTCGCTCCACAACATCTCACAAGAGGAGTTCCTTCGGACGAAAGAGAACATCCGCATGGCGAACTTCCGGGTCAGGGTTTTTAAGACCGCACTTCGGCAAGAGAAAGCTGCATATAAGAAGTTACTGTCAACTCAAGGCAAACGGATGGAACGGTGGCATCCAAAGTACGATGATCTAAAGAAACTCAACGATGAGTATATCATCGGCAAAATGACGAACGAGGAATACGTCAGGGAGCGATATGCGATATGGCAAGTCTACAATGACAGGGGGCATATCAACAATATCAAGTGGCTTGAACAGATGCTTGCCCTCTACCAAGGCAAGCTGGACGATATTGAGGCTGACCTTGAGCAAAGACGCATGAGGCATCAGAAGAGGTGGGAGCAGAGAAGAGCGTATCTGAAGCGTCACGCTACCCACATGAGAAAAGTTCGCAGGAGAGAAAAGAAGCGGAAACTGGAAGAGAGGTGGAAGAAGTATGGCATTGGGTAAAGCGATGGGGGCATTGATTATTCTGGCGGTCATCATGGCGGTGGTGTTCTTCTTGATGATGGGGAAGGTGAAGCAGAACATGGAAGACTTCAGATATTTGTCATACTTCGTCACCTACATTCTGTTCACCATCGTTCCGTGGGGGCTTGGGATGCTGTTTTGGTGGGGTGTAGTGCTCATCACAGGATAGCGATTCCAGGCTCTCTGCGGCTCATATAAGGACGTTTAACGCAAAGTGGGGTAATTATATGACTGAACTGGATAAGTTAGAAAAAATGTTAAGGAAACGCAAAATCAAATATGAGCGTCTTGACGAAGTAAAAAGGTATCATCAAGTCAAGGATAAGATAACAGGAAAGCACGTTCTGTTAGTGACACAGTTAGACCGCCACCAGATATTTGTGCCGAGCATAGAGGAGTGCGAGTGGGATGTTATCTGTCAGGAATACTCTTACGGCTATGAAGAGGGGCTTCTTGAAGCATACGGATCAATCGTACCTGACGGAGATGTCGAGGGGTGGCTCACCGCAGAAGATGTAATAGCGAGGCTGTGATGCCAATACAAGGCTCTCACAGCCCCATACAAAGGGGTTTTATAGGAAGGTAGGGTAAATGGTCAAGAGAGGGAAAAAGTCCGAAAAAACTTCAATGCTCGACAGGCAGATAAAGAAGCACATGAAGAACATGACTTCATTCATGTTGTTTGAGAAAAAACAATGGGTTTGGTTCGCACAGACAGGGGATACAATTCATAGGGATATGGCATTGACGCATAGGCTTTGTGCCAAAGACGAGCATGAACTTTTAACTCTGCTGTGTGAGTTGAAGATACGGAGAGGAGCGAGAAAATGTCGGCAGACATTGAAAGAGAAATAACAATGCCGTTGTCGATTGTCAGCTTGGATGGCTTCGACCCAATAGAGGAAGAACCGCCAGACGCTACATGGTGGATAAGCAGAGAGGAAGTCTTCGAATTAAACTGCAAGATCAACAGGCTTGCACTGATGGCGATGCTCGGCGGTGCATATTGGGTAGGCAAAGTGCCAAGGATATACGGAAAGAGGGTGTGGTATTTTAGATGAAAGAAAGAAACGTGGAACTGATACGGATGGCGATTGCGGATGAGTATGGTTTAAGCGAAACCGCTTCGGGGGTATTTGCAGAGATTGTCGCAAGAACGATAGAGAAGACAATAGATTTGATGTTTGATGTTAAATCGGAAGCAAGAAAAGATGAGATTGGGGGTTGACGGTAAAATAACACTATGATATGATTTAATCACATCATAGAAAGAGAGGAAAGAGCCGTGGGAGCATCGAAACACTTAAAAATGATAATGCTGGACAAGGGTATCAAGACAAAGGATTTTGCACTTAAATACCAGAGCCTTCCGAGGCAGACAAACGGAGATGGAAAAGGCAAGGAAAAGTCGTTGTCTCCAAACATCGTCTCGAATATGCTCTACAGAGACAACATGACGTTTGCAACGGTCGAGATCATGGCAGACATCCTTGGATGCGACATCGTTTTCAAGGACAGAGAGACAGGAAAGGAGTATTGATATGGCAGAGGTACACTACTTGTATGGCATGAGGCTTCGTGGCTTTTCTCCCATGTGTCAGCCGATGGACGGACTGTTGAAGCGGAAGGATGACTGGTGCAAAGGAAGATACCACGACATTCTGGTCTATGACCGCAAGCTAACGGATAAGGAATTGGAAGACTACGAATTGGACTTCATCGATGAATCACATCCTATGGTTCTGGATTAGGTGGGGTAGAACAGCAAATAACAACGTGGGGGTGGGTCACAAAGACCGCCCCCATTTTGCAAGGTGGGGGTAGATCGCAAATAAGAGGTGGGGTCAAAACGCAAAGGTGGGGTATAAACGCAAAGAAAAAGGTGGGGGCAAAACGCAAATGAAATTCTACGATAAGGATAAATTACTTCATGTGGCTTTGGATAGAGGATACCGAAGCCTTGATTCTATAGCCAAGGCACTATCTCATGTGTTTGATTTGACACCGAAGACGGTCAAGAATAGGCTGTCTAATGGCAATCTGTCAAAAGAGGAATGTGAGGTTATCGGCAGCTTCTTTGAAATGACAATGAAAGAATACTACGATGTCTTCATGTTCGGTTTGTTCCAGGAGAATGACCAAGGAAGATACATCTGCAAGGTTGACGAGCCGTATCTGCATCTTCATCCGCAAGTCTCGGCTTCTCGGCAGCCGAAACGAAGCAGAGCAGAATCAATCATTGCAGAACTCGACAACATAGAGTAAACTATAAGTCCATCAAAAGCACCGAGGGAGTGGGCAGCCAATCACGGCTGTCTGCTCCCTTTTTAGGTTCATCTAATCGCATCTTCAAGTGCATTTTGGTTCACCCAATCCAATCTTCAAGTGCAAATCCGACCGCCGACCCCAGGGGTCAGGGAAATCGATCTTCAAGTGCAAAATGAACGGCTCCCCACCCGGTGGGACCTGGCGATCTGGACTGGATTAGTCCAATATATTGTAAACCATAGAATTGAATTGTAAACTGTTTTGCCCTGGCTGCGGTCCCCGGATCGGATCGGCGGTTGACGTACCGGGGAAATGGTTTTTTCTTTTGCTGTGATCGTGTCGGGGATCGGATCGGGGAAACCATTTCCGATTATCACGGCGGTTTTTTATCCCATGGGAAAAATGCTTTTGAGTTTCCAGCGGCAAAAAACCGTTTCCCCTGTATATATAATGTAGTAACATGAAAAACATAAAAAATCACATAAAAGTGTTATTTTTACGTTGACAGCATAACACGATAGTGTTATTATTTACTCAAGCTAAAAAACGGCTCGACCGTTTGGCGGCTTGTGCACTTTGAAAATTTAATAGTAGTACGGCGAAACCGAAAGCTGTGTCTGATATCGCCGTATGAAAGTTAAAAAGATAGCAGCGACTATACACGGCTCAATATGTATAGGGCGAACCGGGAGCCGATACCCGGAATAAAAGGAAAGAGGTAAAAAACATGAGTATCATTTTGGAAATAATCGTTCTGTCCGTTGCCGTTGTCGTTGCTGGTATCCTGTCCGGGATCTATAGCCTGATGGATTAACCAGTAGGAAGGGGAAAAATACCATGTATGACATTTTTATTGATTATATCGTTATTGGCATATTGCTTGCCGTTGGTACGATTGCTAACAAGCTAATGGATAAGGAAATAAACAAGGGGGAAATGAAAAAATGAAAAAAGAAGTAATGATTATCGAAAAGCGGAACGGTAAAACATGGGAAACCGTGAACGTTTATACCGATCCTGTAAAAATCTATGAATCATTAGCAAAGGATATGATTGCCAAGAAGCTGCACAAGTGTACATACATTAAAACCATAAAAGATGTATGTAACTATGATGGCACACGGAATATTACCGTTGCATATGATAACGGAGTTCGTCGAGTATATACCATTGAATGGTAGGAAGGGGAAAAACAATGTGTACTAATGAAGAAATGAAAGTAAAACTTTCAATGTATATGGATGTGTCGGAAGAAATAAAGAAAATGGAAGCAGTTAAAAAACAATTAGCAGCATTCATTCTCGATGAAATGGAAGCAAGAAAAACCGATAGCTTTCAGGATGTAAAAATTATAACTGAACGATTAACGGAAACAGCAACGGCGGCAGGTAGGCAGGCATTGAAAAATCTGTACAGGGAAAACATAGATAAATATATATCCGTTTCCTGTAGTCGTTTCGTTAATACTCGCAATGTTAGGAAGGTGGTGTAAACAATGGAAAAAATAAAGAAGCTGATTCAGGCAGCGAAAACACTTTCGCTTGCACAAGCCGAAAAGTGTCCATGGTGGATTAACTTTTCAGAAGGTAACAAAAAACTAAAACCAACGGCAAAGGTTAAATATTTGATTTTTAACCTTCCTGCAATCATCACTTGTCCGGGTGCTACAAGGAATTGTATAAAATACTGTTATGCGAGAAAAGCGGAAAGGTATTACCCCACAGTGCTACCGAGTAGACAGCGAAACCTTGAGCGAACAAAAAAAGACAGCTTTGCAAGTGATGTGATATTGACGATAGAAAAACACTTGCAAAGGCTGTCATATCAGACCGCCGAAACGATCGTTATTAGAATACATGAAAGTGGGGATTTTTACAACCGGGAATATACAAAAGCATGGTTAAAAATCGCCCGGCACTTTGCCAATAATCCGAAAGTCGTGTTTATGGCTTACACCAAGAGCATAGACTTTTTTCAGGGCTTGAAAATTCCTGAAAATATGACCGTTCGCTTTTCATTATGGAACGACACGGCACACGATCAAGCCAAAAAGGCTTTTGATATGGGATTGCCAATTTATACGGCGATTCCTAAATTTACTATAGAGAAAAACATTAACCGTTGCGGTTGTGTAAACTGTAGTGCCTGCAAGAAGTGCTGGAATAAGGAAATAGACTGGTTATATTGTGAAATCCATTAGAGGAAGGGGAACGCTATGAAACTGTTTGAGCTTTTAGCCGTGATTGATTCCAGCTTGCCGATCTGGATTAGTGACGGTGAGTACAACGACCGTTACAACCATATTAGCGATGTACCAAACGAGTTAAATTTGGAAACCGTTGAAATGGTAACACTTGACGCACAAGGGGAATTGAATGTTTCCATATATAACTGTTAGGAAGGGGAAATAGTATCATGAAAAAAATTATAAACGGTAAAAGGTACGACACAGAAACGGCAGCAAAACTTGCTATAGATTATAGTGAAAAATCGAAAACAGATTTTTCCTACTGGCAAGAAACGCTATACCAGAAAAAAACAGGGGAATATTTCTTGCATGGCGAGGGTGGACCAATGACGAAATATTCCGTATGGATCGGCGAAAATACGTTTTGCGGCGGTGAAAAGATTATACCGCTTACCCTTGACCAGGCGAGGGCATGGGGTGAAAACCATATGACGGTAGACGAGTATACTGATATCTTCGGACAAATAACAGAGTAAGGGGGTAAACGATCATGATTACAAGTTTAATAACGTGCATAGAACACGATCCTTACAAGGATTATACGGTGGAAGAATTGGCAAATATTTTGCCTGGTGATGTAGAAATT